GTGATTGCAGGATTATTAGTTAAGCCATCTGGGGTGAATATAAAAACACTACCTACGCCAGGTCTCACACGATAGGTGCTAGTAATGTTCTGCGCTTGGCCGAGAATTTTAATTGGAGGCGGTCCTGCAGGTACCCAATAGTATTCACGATAATTAACCAACTTGTCCCATTCTATAGGAGGATTCCAAGTGTAGTGATCCTGTGATACTATTAAATCGTCTCTTTCTTCGTTGTTGTTAAAAAACTTTATTTGATTTTTAAAATCTATATAGTCCCAGAAGTTAGTGACTTTTTGATCTTTTTCAACCACAACTGCTGGTTCTAACTGATATCTGCTTCTTAGTGTTTCGTCACTGTCAAGATACACGTCCTTGGTATTAAATGTTTTGCCGTATCTTCTGCCTATATATCCGACTTTCTTTTCGAGTACACCGGGTTGAGTCAGAGGATCTAGAGTTGCTGCTAGAAATTTTTGATTTGCTTCCGTTTGAAAAATCTGTGGGAGTAGTTCAGAAGTTTTTCTAATAGGTAAACCACTGTTAGGAAATATTTTATCTGCCATTTTTAATTTGTACTCAATATAACTGAATCAACGGGTATTCTAAGTTCTGAAGCAGAAATTGCTGTGACAATTTCTATATCATCTACTGTAGCGCCGCTAACAAAAATTTCATCGACTCTGCTTTGTATTTCAAACAAACTACCAAATGCCTGTGTAATCTGTCTTGGTAAAATAATCATGTTGCTAATGTCAGGAGCTGCTGTGTTAATCACATATGTGATCAATTCGCTGACATAAAATCTATCGCCAAAGTCCCAATTATTGATATCGAAGAATTCGTTGATAGCATTTATAATCTTAACTTTTAAATCGTTATCATTGATCAGTCTATTTGAATTTTTAACTATTTTAAATTTTGCCTGAAACTGCACGTCAGCGGTTGGTCCAAACAACACCTTGTAGGCCACGGGATGATATATTATTTCATCAGATATAGATTTGATTAGATCTAAATTTGAACCAAATGCAATTCGTAGACTGTCACTGTTTGGTTCATCTGGTTTTATAGCAGCACCGGCTAGATAATTCCTAAATGCAGTGTTATAACTTCGTGTTAAAAGATACACATCAACAATGTTACTGGAACTGGGATCGATTCTACGATCAACATTGGCATTGTGAATGTACTGGAATTTAAGTCCTGCTCTGCCGTAATTTGCAGTATATGAACTTTCTAATACCAAAGTATTTGTGGTTCGATCAACTCGTTTAATTACATTTTCATTGCTGTCGTAGAAGTAGATTAGTTGGCCGTCGGTATAGTCATTGACATTAACTAGACTTTCTTTCTGCACAACGACAATGATGTTATCAGTATTATCCACATATTGTTTGATTTTATTGCCTGCTATATCTACAGATTCTTGGAAGAATAAAAATTTTAAATCAAAGTCTAGTCCTGCTACCTGCTCAAATGCTTCAGGATTATCAATGACTCCGTCACTGTCAGAATCATAAAATTCAATTTTTATTTCTTCTGTGCTTTGATATCCATCGTCAAAGGTAATAGCATCACTGATGGCAAAACTGATGTCTTGTTTTAACGGGTTTAAAAGATTACTATCAGAATTAATACCTAAAATCTTAATTTGATCTCTGACCACATCACCAGTTTTACCATTATAGGTTTTTTGTGAGCTATCATAGTAAAATCTATTTTCTTCTATACTGCCGAACACATATTCTAAACCACGTATTCTAACAAAGTATTCATCTGCCTGTTTGACAAATGCAACAATCCATGACGAATCCAAATTTTGACTGGTTGTGTCGCCACTTTTACCAAGACTAAAATCATTAAGAAGATTTAAATCAGCAGTGGCTACTAATTTCCAAGCTGCGTCAATTACTGAAAAACGCAGACCAAAATTAAGATTGGCCAGCATGAGATTGATCATCTCGTTTTCTATTCCGTTAGGAAGATTATTAACAAACTTAGCTACTATCCTGGTAGCAATAGCTTCTGATGGGATGATGTCACTGAACTGCACTGCTCCTAGTCCAGACGCTAGAATTCCCACTCCGGCATTAGTACCATCACCTGTGATTTTTATAACTTTGGTCCACAATCGATCTTTCTGTTCAGGATCGTTAGCATCGGTAGTAACTAATTTACCACGTCTAAAAGACTGGCCAGCCGGTGCTGTGAATTTAACCAGTGTACCTGGAGTGATATATTGCAGTGTGCTAGTAGTGTATGATCCAACTTTTAAAATTGTACTATCAATAAAATTATAAAAATATCCCGTAGAATTATTCACGTCTGTGGTTATTTGTTTCCAGCGATAGTTGGTATCACTAAACAAGATCTTGTCAAATTTAGTGAGATAAAAATTGTAGGTATCTGCAGAAGTGAAAATAGGTTCAATGCTGTTGCGTATAAAATTTATAATATCAATTCTATTTGTAAATTTAAATGCCAATGATTTTTCAACGTTTTGTTTATAAATGAGTCCGTCGGCAGCAAATACATTTATGTTGGAATATTTTCCACTGGCATCAATTAAATCATAATTTCTACTGATTCCGCTTGATACTCTATTGATTGCTTTTACTTTGAGAATATTCTGTGAAGTAGATAGTGGGGCAAGATTATAGTCTTCTCCGGTAATCATTCTATTCTGGGTATAGTATTGAGCAGGGGCATTTGTTCTAATTGAAGCTACAGACTCACTTGGAGAAGATGAACTTACAGTAGACTTGAGACTCATGGTCAATGTCAGTGTATGACGGACTCCTGATTTGCTGACATAAGGCACAGCAATACTGATACCGCGCATTTCGTTTGGTGCTATTTGATAGCTGAGACCATTGCTGGTTCTATAATAGGTTCGAAACGGGCCTTGAGGCAAATTACCGTATACTCCGTCTGCGAACGCTAGATCAATTCTATCGTTTTCTTTTGTAATCACTGAATAGATATTTCTAATATTACTATTAATACTGTTGTATGATATGTTATTGCCTATGAGAGCAGATACCTTGGTCCATTCGTTTAATTGTACACCTGCTGAATCCAATGCAAATAACCATACATCGTTGTTGTTGATGTTGTTGCTGTCCACAGCAATTAATTCGTTTGTGGCCGGGATATCGATTGAAAAATCTGCCAACTGCAAACTACCTTGTTTGAACATTAGATAAAATCCAGTATTAGCACTGGTTCCACCTTTACCATCATTTCTATACACAAACCCCAATTGATTTCCGGGGACTGGAGATTCTTCGTAGATTTCTTCTTTGCCTTTGAAACTGGTGCTAACTAGTTCAAATGTCATTTGTCGTCCTGCTACTACTTTGCTGTAAGTAAAAATAGGCACATCGCTCGACGATGTTCTAAATCGATATTGTTCTGTAGGTATTCCGTCAATTGTTGCAGAACCTTGGCTGCGACCAAATGCTGTGTTATCTGTCATCGCAGCGTTTAACACCGTGACAAATTGTTCTACCCAATTCTGATTGGTTGGATCATTCCATACAATGGTTTGTTGCGCTAGATTCTTACCGTTGTTATCTAACACACTTTCAGTAGTGCTTACGGTGTCAAATTTCAACAGTCCGGTCGCCGGCAAATTACGCTTGGCATTATAACTCAACATTTTTGACAACCGTAACACACTTTCTTTACGTTCTGCCAACTCTATAAAATTTTCTCGGCTGGCTAGATCTATTCTAAAAGCTAGGCTCTGTCCTAGAAAAGCAATAGCATCAATTAACGCAAGATATTCACTGCTTTCAATATAATCGTTGAAATCTTCTGGATAGTTTTCTCTAAAATAAGCAATGATGACTCTACGAAGATTTTCAAAATCGTAACTTTTGAAATCTGCATTTTGAAAAGTCTGGTAGATTCTGGTCCAGTCTTCGTTCAATATCAAGTTGTTTTGTCTAGACGTTGTGGTCATTTTGCTATCCTATCATGTATTTAACTAATAAAATTAACTGCTTAGTTAATAATATTATTTTCTCGATCAAAATCAAAAGTCATTCGTTCATTGATATTAAATGGAATATAAGTTATATCTGCTTCTATTCGTATACCCATATCTGTGCTGTCTATAATTACTCCATTAATTGCAATACGAGGATCATAGTTAATGATCTGTTCAACATCTTCTGTGATAAGTTTTTTGACTTCTTCGGTGAATTGTTCAAACAACAGATCCCATATTACTGTACCAAAATCGGGATTCATTAATTTCTCGCCTTTGCGAATATAAAAATGATTTATGATATCCTGCTTGACCAGATCAATGTCATACAATTTGAAGTTAGATTTGGTTTCTTGAGAACTGAAACCCTTGTAGGTAAATGCTGCGGTGCTGTTGGTACCGGTGCTGGCGGTGAACGCAGCCACTGATTGCTTGTTATATATTTTTGCCATTTTATGTATCCCTATCAGTATTTTTTGGTGTCAGCAGTGTTGGTGCTTGATTCTCATGCAATGCCCACGGTTCGTGCATAGGAATTCTTTTCATTATGCTTGTTGTAGTTCCTGTTTGATATCTCTTTTTGTTGCCCCATTCACCACGAGAACTGGTCTTGGGATTGACGTGTGTACTCAGTGGTGAAGCTGGTGCAGCCGCTGTTGCAAGTCCAGAATTTAAATTAATATTACCGCCGTCGATATTTGTTCCCGATGATTTAATATTAGTTGCGCCGCCTGACGACAATTTAGTACCTGATCCTGACACTAAATCAAATCCTGCGCCCACAGTAATTTTTCCATTTGCAGCAGCAATTATGTTAACATCTGCAACAGCTTCTAGTTGTATCTTTCCGCCGGCAGCTTTGACATTAACATTTCTACCAGCTTCAAAATTTATGTCTCTATCAGCACGAAAATTTAAATCATTCTCAGTGTGTATACTAATACTATCCTCGGCAAAAATATCTATTTTGCCATTGCTGGTTAATTCAATCCAAGTGGTGCCACGTGAATTTCCTATATAAATTAAGTCTTCACTATTGTGCAAAAGTATTTGATGTCCGGTGCGAGTACGCACTCTAAAATATTCATTGAAGGGAATATCTACGTTACCTTTTTCTTTTTTTTCAACTTCTGCATATTCAACTGGGCCTTTACCTGCAGGCTTTTTTCTAATAAAACGATCATCACCGTCATCCATTACTAGGGTAGTACCTCCAAGTCTACTAGCCGGAAGTTGCACAGGACTTTTGCTTTGCGGACTGCCTATAAATTGTTTCTTGGCATTGGCACCTCTATCAAATGGACCTGGAGTTGAGATACCAAATACTGAATTAGGTACCATGCGTCTACCGCTTGACGTGGTTATTCCTCTAACATCATCCTCTAATAGACCCTGTTCTAAGAATCTGTCAGCTATAGGATGAATGGCTTTTTTTATTTTTTCAGTGTTTGTGCCTTTTTCAAGAGTGTTGGCTTTTCTATTAATTTCTGCTACAGGCAACGGCAATGTGGTATCGTATTTCTTTTTTTGTTCTGCGGTAGCTTCAAAGGCGGCTGATGCGCTTATGGCCGGAATCATCTGATTCATAAATCTACCGGGCACACAGCCTATAAAATAACCTTCAGACGCATCACCATTTACAAAGGCTACTAGTACTGTGGTGCCTATTTCTACAGTAGGAAACCACATGCCATAAGTTTTTTGTGTGTCATTGAAATCAGCCACATTCTGGCCCATGTTTTCATAAGCAGTGGATCCATAAAAAGGACTGGCATATTTGACACTATAACTTTGTCCACTGTCTCCAATGTCGTTGCCAATTTCTCTCAACAGAGTAACTTCAAGACCGCACATAAACGATGGGTCAAGGTAACCAACCACCTTGGCCATCATTATGCCTACGGGTAGTTTGGTACTGCCAAGTTTTTCGGGTGATCGTTTTTCTATTGACATCTGTTATCCTGGGAAATCGCCAAGGTCGGCGTTGTTTTGTGCTATTTCTTCATCTGTATAATCAACAGGACCAGTTTTTGGTTTTTCTTCTTTTGTAGTGTCGTACACTGATGAATTTTCTGCGGAGATTTTTGCTGTGCCTACATAGTCGATATCTTGTTGTGGTTGACGAGATAGATCTAGAGTCTGTTGAAAAGTTCCGCCGGAAAATTTACTCTCCACAGCAGTAACTTTGTAAATTCCACTAAACGGAGTTACTTTTCCACCGTTGGGAAAATTATACAAACCGCCTTGTCCTGTGGTGCCAAGATTAGGTTCAACGGGATTGCGCCAAGTAATATAAATGAATATCTCACTGCCTTCCCAATTCATAGATGCATCTGCCTTGATTTGATCGTTGGGTCCTTGATCTGCAAAATAATTTGAATTTAGCCCGCTGTCAGAAAGAAAATATAAATCCCCTAGGATATCTATTTTTACAGTGGTCATGTCTTGACCTCTAGTGAACGATTGATTAAAATTATCTGCCACCATTTGTTCAACTGTTTTTTCGCCAGATGCCGACGGAAAAGTTAATAAAGGATTTGGTTTAGTAGGTGCAGATCCGGTGACTGCTGTTGTGCTTTCGGGAGCATCACCTGTTTTTAATCTTCCCTGTGGTACTTTTTCTTCCGCAGTATCACTGGTTTCTTTGTTGGCAATATTGGCATTGTTTTGTATAGGAGTAGGAGAAATTCCTGTGTAAAATTGTCCGTTGAATTGCAGGTCAAATTTTATTATATCATTGTTTTGACCGGTGAATAGATAGTCATATCTCTTAGCAAGTATTCTTTCTAATTTTGCTTGTCCAGGCGTAGCCGAAGTAGCATTTTGAAAAATGGCGCCGCTGACCTTGAATGGCACCACCCTATAGATATATCTCCTTGCTCGCATATTTCTAATAGGATCAAACTCCAACAATTGAATCTGAACATCAATCCTAAACCAATCGACAAATCCGTCTTTGACAGCTTCCGGTTTCAATCTTGAAATACAGTATTCGCTGGCTAGCATCACACGCTGGATTACTTCTGTAATCTTTGTTGACTGCGGAAATCTTATTTCTCGTTGTTTGGGATCAATGGTCATTGTTTCTCTTACAATTCTGCCATCTTCGTCAACTGTGTCTCCGGCCAGTTTAAAATTGTAATTGCCGCCAGAGGTTTCAGAAAAACCCATGCTGGCTTTGCCCATATCACCATCACCAAAATTCTCAGCCAGAGACTGTCTTTCAGCGGCAGAAATTGTTTGAGTTTTTTCTTTTTTTGGATCTGCTATGGCTTTGAGCAGTTCGGTATTATCAGTGGAGTCGATGCCTATCGGA